TAACAGCAAACCAGATTTTCCGATGCCACCCAAACCAGCGAAAACGCCAGCCATTTCTTTTGGGATCAAATCATTGACTACATATTCACGCTCTAAGGGCTTTCCCTGTAAGTCACGAATACTAAACCCTCGGATTTGGAATCCTGTTTGATACAGCTCATTTCTGACCCTCTCAGCTCCAAACTCCAAAAATAAGTCATTAAAATCTCCTTTTTGGCTAGGTATTCTGGTCACACAGTTAAATATTGCAGACTGAACCTCTTTTGCTCGGTCTTGGCCAACACCTGAATCATCATTATCAAGTGCTAAAATAAATTGACCATTATAAATTTTCCTAAATCTAGTTAAGGCTTCTAAACAAAAATTTGCTGAGAACACAACCAAGACTGGAATGTTGCAACTTTCATAAATACTAACCGCAGTGGCATAGCCTTCACAAACTGCAATCTTTTCTACCTGGCTAATTGAAGCAAGGTCTGTGCCAATTAAAAAGAAACTACCTTTAGTCTCTCCTGCACTCGCAAATCTTTTCTGACCATCAGGCATTATGTATTGCACTGAGCGTAAATCTAATTCTTTTGTTTCTGGGTGTAGCCGATACATTGGCACTAATAAATTACCATTGGCTTCTTTAATGCCATAAGATCCTATTTGTTTTGCTTTTAGGTATGGGTGTGCTGTTACTTGATCTGCCTTACTAAACTTATCTTTAACATATACAGCAGTTTCTTCTTGCTTCCTTGCTTTATCTTCGGTAGCTTTCGCCTTAACTTCTTCTAGTTTAGCGTAAAGTTGTTTTTGTTCTTGTTTAGATAGACTTGCTGTTGAGCCTGTAAAGAATTTCTTTTCTTCACCTGTTCGCCAATTACCATAGACACAACAAGCATAGTCTGCATTGATCTGGTGATAGATATACCACCCGCTAGTCTCACCTGACTTATCAGGTCTTTGGCCACCAATAGCATTAACACCTACTCTTTGCAGTGAACCTTCTTTTAAGAAATCAACACGTAAACCAAAGTTACGCATTTCATTAAGAAGATCATCAACGCTATTGCTGTCTTGTGCAAATTTTATTGAGTTGTCTAATTTTATTCCGCCATCAAAGTATTGATTTAATTTCATTCTCTTTAGGTTTTAATTCTCCTGTCTCCGCCACATGATTTTGATGGTTAAGAAAATGTCTGACCGCATCTTTCACAAATGCTAACTTACTCTCTCTTGACCACTGATTCATTTGTCCTGTTTTCTCTCTCTTTATTATTTCGTAAAAAGTATCTTTTAAATTTGTTAGAGCGTAATCAACACCAGCATCAGAAACTCTTGCGATATTTCTCACAAGCTCACCTTTATTAATTTCTTTTTGATGCTCCATTGAACACGCTCCATAAACAAATCGCCCTTCGCCTTTTATTACGAGGTATGGCAATGCTGGGCGACCACATTGACATAAGCTGGGGTAGTTATCTTCTACCACGCAGCATTATCACCTTCTGTTGCAGTTTTAGTTTCTGCAACTTTAGGTGTATCTTTTCCAACACCAGGAAGAATTGCTGCTTCCCAATTAGAACCATAATTGTCATCTATTTCTAAATAACCATTATCGTTTCTCTTGAGATCGCAGCTTACAGTTCTTCCTGCAAGGAGGTCTGTATCGGAAAAGTTATCAATACCTGCTGCTTTCGCCAACAGATACAAACTCTTTTCAGCAACTTCTTTTGCTTTCTCGCTACCTTCCACAGTGAATAATGCTCCAACTGTTATGTTGGTATCTTCCACTTTGAAATGTAACTTTAGACCAGAACCACCATTTTGGTATGGCTTATGTTCTGTATGTGAATATACTAAATTATATCTACCCTCTTCTATTTGAGGTCTGTTGTCGGTAGGTTCTTTTAAACCACCCTCGAAATGTTTTGACAAGTCTGCCATTTGCTTTTCTCCTATTTATTAACCAGTGTAAGAGCGAGGATCATTGATGTATTCGATAATATTATCTAACCCTTCAATAGTCTCCTCAATGCTCTCAGTAACACCGACTGGATAAATCGTATCTAATTCATAAGTTGCTCTAGGATCGTCTAAAACTTTTTGCAAAGTTCTTCGCACTCTCATAAGAGTCTTAGGAATGTCGATTGGTTTCGGTTTACCCATTATTTATCTAACAATATTTAACCATTAAGAATCCAATGAATTTTCATACGAAAAAACATTATTGGTTTTTCCCAGGTTTTTTAATTGCATCTTTAATAGCATCCCATTTGAGTGGTAACTCAGCAGGTAAGCTATATCTATTCTTCGCTAAGAACGCTGGGCGTTCTTCAACATGGAGAACCCTTTGACCAGTAGAAACTGCTCTGGTTCTCTCACCACCTCTGCTTTTTTCCACAACTGTGCCAGTTTTGAAATCAGCAAAGCCAACGATGTCTGAGACTTCTAAATATAAAAAACCATGCTTGGCATTTAATTTAATCTCATATCTATCGTAGGCTTCTGAGGTAGGATCTTCAAAACGCTTGATTACTGAATGAGCTAACATACAGATAATCATGCCTTTCTGTTCTCGTAATTGATTTAGTAAGTCAATTATTTCCCTAGTATATTTCAGGCTTAAACTAAAACCTTTACCATAACCAGGTTCATTGATGTCTTTGAAACCTTCAACCTTACAAGTCTTATCAAAAATAATTGGTTCTAAATGATCCAATGAATCAATAACCAAAGTTTTATATTTATGATCTTCTGCTAGTAATGATTTTAGTATCTCAACTATGTCATCATAATTTTTTAATAAATCAGTATGTGCTACATCAATCACACCTAGACCATCTTCGGTCATAAGAAATAATGGTTCAGGAAACTCTGAAGCGATAGTTGTTTTACCAACTCCAGGTTTCCCATGAATCAATATTCTTGGTGGTTTTAAAGTAGCTTTAGTTTTTATATCAGCTAATGAAAATGCCATTACTTAGACTCCTTTCCAATTTTGCCAGTAGCTACTTCATCTTCCTCAACTTCTTTTACTTCAGGAAGCATTGGTTTTAGTTTTTCAACTAACAAGGCTTCATTCTTTAGTAACGAATTGAAGTGAGCTACTTTCTTAGCTGCTTCTTGAGCTTCAGCCATAAGGCTTTGTTTCTCTTGCAATACTCCTACCAAGTCTTGCACGACTGGTCGGCTTTCGTGTGTGAGATCATGCTCATGTATGTCACGACCATCCATCGTAATTATCGGGTTGGTTTCCATAAAATCTTTCCTCCATTTTCTGTGAAATTATTATAAGACTTACAATAAGTCTTACCCTTGCAGAGCAAACATTGTTGCCCTACTACTTCTTTCGGATTTTTTTCCAGAGCTGCATCAACGCAGTCTGTCAAATATCCTAAACCCCAATCTACAAGTTCATGTAGATCGAGTGTTGTCTCTTTTGCTTTTCCGTTCTGAAAAATAACATTTTCATATTGGTAATCTCCACCCCACCTTGCTACCGCCCCTAGGGTGTATATCTTTAACTGTCCGTTATCTATGACCTCTACTGGCCACTTACCTGACTTCAAATCAATCAGGCTTATCTTGTCTTTACCAATGAGAATAATGTCTGCTGTACCAAATAAATGATCGTTAACTTCATGCACATAAAGTTTTTCTTCAATCAACATTTCAGCTTCCATCTCCTTTTGTCTTTTGAAAACATAGTTTGAATAGGCTAGTGCTTTCTTCACTAACTTTTCATCTATTGTTATCTCAATATCTCCATCCTTATATTTCTGACCCACAAAGTGTTCTGTTGGATCTAAGTCTATCAACTCTTGTTTCAAAACTTTCTCAGCCATCCAGTGACAAGCACTACCACTCACGGTCGCTTCGCTGGCAACATACGGAGCTTTACTGCTCAGTGTTGCACTAGCTGGACACTTGCTCCAAAGTTTATCAAACCCTGAAGGCGACACTATTGAGTGCGAGATAACTACTCCTTATTAATAGGTTGTTGTAATTGTTCGCTCTCGTAAGCTGTCACATCATCAAAATCGTAAAGCACTTTGCCACCAATTTTGTAGTATGGGATTCCAATACCTCTTGAACGCCAGTTCTCTAATGTACGTTCACTTCGCTTCCAACGCTCTGCTAGTTGTCCTTGATCTATGAAATTTCGGTCTTTCATTTTTTTTCCTTATATGTATTAAGTAATACTTAAATGTTCTCTATTTGTTCACTTTATGAAAAAAAAGAAGTAATATCAAGTAGTAAGAGGAAAAAACTCATAATGAATTTTAACAGGAGAAAGCAACATGAGTATTGATAAGGTTACACCAAAGGAGTGGAACAGGGCTAACAGAGAGCTTGCAACAGAGCGACAGGTTGGTGGCAGTCACTATAAAGGTAGAGCTCAACCAATAGAATATATTATCAAGAACAACATTACTTGGTGTCTTGGGAACAGTATTAAATACATTACCAGGTCTGGTAAAAAGGGTAAAAGAAAAGAACATATTAAGGACCTGCAAAAAGCCATACATTATATAGAGCTAGAATTGCAGCATACTTATAATGTAGATCCAAACGGTAAACCCTTAACAAGTAAAAATTTTGATTGTGAACAAATAGATTGGGAAATCTTTTTGGATAAGCAATATCTTTTCTACTACCAACAAAATGTAGGTGAGATAATTTTAGATTACGATGAATGGCTGAAAGAAAATAAAGCTGAATTACTAGAGGAGTACAAAGATGAAGGAAACTTTTAGAGAGTATGTTACTAAGAAATTTTATGACTGTAACAGAAATAAAGTTAAGTATTACAACGAAGAACCATACGGATCAGTGCTTGAATACTTTAGAGCAAACAAGCACTTTTTGATTAATAAATTTAAAGCTAGAAAAACTTAGAGTGAAACTTACCCATCCTATTGATGTTATCAATGGTGGTTTCTTCTAATAGGTGAGCATACCTATTTGTAGTTTGGGTTGATTTGTGTCCTAACAAATCGCCCACTTCTTTCAGTGTCATCTTCTCAAACGAAATACAATGACTGGCAAAACTATGTCTTAGATCGTGTAGTGTAATGTGATCTAAACCAAACTTTGCTCTAATGTTTTTCCACATACGATAAGGTGTTTTAATCGCAAAAATATATTCATGTCTTTTGCCATTGGTTCTAGGTTGTCGTTCTATTATCTTTTGTGATTGAGCATTAAGATAAATGACACGCTTATCACCTGTTTTGTTTGCGGTCTTATGTTCGTTTAAAACGATCCTATCTCCCTTGAAGTCACTCCACTTGGCATTACCTATTTCAGAAGCAGACCTTGCTCCTGTTAAGATACAGGCCCAAATAAAATCCACTGATGATCTTTTGCGATGTATTTCATATCGGCTGTTCAATTCTTTTATAACCTCTACAAGCTGGTCTTGTGTTAAGTAGTTTTCTCTAATACTTTCAGTGTATTTCTTAACCAGGTTGAAAGGATATTTCTCTGTGTATTCAGAAGCCTTTGCTTCATTGAACACTTTTTTGAACACCATTAAAGATTTATTAGCCATGCTTTGTTTATCAATATCATAGAACCAATCCTTCACTTCCTGGTGAGTAATGGTTTTTATATCTCTTGAGCCAAAGACTTTTTTTAAGTAGTTGTCGTATATATTTTCAAAAGACTTTCTACTTTTCAGGCCCTTAGTTTTTTCTAAATATTTAAACCATGAGTCAGCGAAAGTTTGCACTGTCATAATTTTATTATTTGATTTACCAAATGGATCTATACCTTCTAATACCAAGGCATGATGTTTGGCTGCTTTAATTCTGACAGCTTCAATAGGTGTGTTGATGTCAGCTAACTTGTTTTGTTTTCTTTTGCCATTGATGATGTAGGCAAAGGTATAACACGATGGATATATAAGTATGTTCGAGTCTTTCTTATCTCTTTCAAATTTCATTTTCTCTCTCTCTGGTTGTGCTGTGGTTGTATTTTGCTCTAGTTTTACCGTGAACAAAATAGAAACATAGCGTATATTTATGATAACAAAATATTGAAAATCAGGTCAAGTTTATGAGAGAAAACTGGGAAAATATGGTGAGCCCTGCAGGATTCGAACCTGCGACCCATTCCTTAAAAGCACTGTGATTCAGTAACTTTAAGCCCAGAAATCAGCCAAAAAAAAGACCTCATTTTCTTTGGTTGTTATCAGGTTGTATCAATAAACTAAATGTCGTTTTCTTTCAACGCATTTATAATAGTGATTGATCTTTCTAAGGATTTTCTAGGGTTTACTTCTTTGATGTAATCTAATTCTTTCTGCCAGGTAGCAGTTAAGTTTCTGTTAGGTTGGAACTCTATTTGGTCATAAGGCAGATAACAGAAAGCAAATATATCTACTTCGTTTTCGTTGTAGTCTTTCTTGATTCTGTTGACTCTCTTCTTAATATCCCATCTAACCATTTCTTTGTTTCTGTGGTGAAAGGTTGACTCAGATGTTTTGACTTGGATCTTGTATGGTATGTCATCTTTCATAACCAAGAAATCGTATCTAGCTGTTGGGTTGGGTTCAAAGATTTCGTCAAAGTATTGGAGTAGGAAGTAGGCAGCTAAATGTTCGCCAGACCGCCCTACTTTATAAGTTGACATTATTCTTCGCTTTTAACTTTTAGTCCTTCAGGAATATCTGTTTGAGCTTTATATGTTCTTATCTGATCTTGCAGTGCTTCTGATCTAGCAGACCATTCTTGTTTTAATTCTTCTTCTCTTGCTTCATCACCCCTGTTTCGAGCTTCTCTTATTTCTTTTTTATAATAAACTTGCAAATCAGAAAGTTCTTTATTCATAAAAAAAAGATTAGTGCTTTTGGTATCTTCTGGATCAACTGGATAAATATTAACTCCAAAAAATCTTGATGCTGCTTGAGGCAAAGTAACCTTTGGTCTGCTTGGGTCTTGGCTATATGGATCTCCTTCTTTGGTTATTGCTTCTTTTAATTTTCCAGCAACACCTCTTTCTGTTAAAAAGGTTGGGGCAGCAGTTGTCCACAAATATTCAAGAATTTGTCTGCCCTGCACTGTAGGGGGAGCTGATTCATTGTAAATTGGTCTTTGAGTAAATGGGTCTTTGTTTGTTTTAAGTGCCATTAAAGCAAAACCTGGGCCACCTACTAAATTAGAAATATCTTGTGCAGCTTGACCAGGATCTCCTTTTGTAAGCTCTGAAACAATTCCAGTATAAAAACCCCAAGGCATATTATATGACCAATCAAAGAACTGCCATCTACCTTCACTGTCTTTAATTGGTAAAACAAGTGCATTACCACTGTCTCTTAAATATTCAGGTAAAGATTTTTTTAGTATCTCCAAATCGTCTTGTGTTAAATTATTTTTTGCTTGCCAAGCAACTGCCAATGCTGGTGGTATTGCCATGTATTTTGCATATCTTTCTGGATAACGAATAAATGTTTCTAATAAAAATGGTAAAACCTTATATTGAAAAGTAGCAAAAGGAACACCAAAAGGATTTTCTCTTATTTTCTTAAGGGTTTTAGGAACAAGAGAATAATCAAATAAAGTTTTCTGAGCATTATAAACAGCAGTTTCAGGGTTAAGACCTTTTTCCATATCATCTATAACTTTTGCGATCTTGCCAATCTCTTCCATTAGAGCATAACTATCGCCACCAAATTTTGCTATATTTCCAATAATTACTTTTGCTTTATCAGTAGCAGAACCAGTTGTATTAACTTTTGCTTTTGCATAAATATCATTTATTTGCAGCATTTCTTGTCTGCTAAAAGTTGTGCCTGTAGCACCATATTTTTTAGCAATCTCATAATATTTGCCTTTTGTTCTTACCTCATTAATTGCTTGTGCTAATCTTTTTGGAAGCCGCCTAAAAGAAATGCCAGATAAATTTAATAAAACCATATTAGACATAAGGTTTCTAAAAACTGATGGTGGGTTTAATGGAACTTTTAATAACTTCCAGGCTTTTGTTGCTTGTGTAGCCATATTAAAAATACTGTTTACTTCATCTCTTGCTACTATAGGAGTATTTATAATATCATCATGTATTTCTTTTCTAATATAAGCACCTCTTAATTCACCGTATTTTTTATTGTCTGGTAATTTTTTAAAATTAGTTCTGTCTGCTTTTGCTATTCTATTTTGTGCTTGACCTATAGACTCTTCTAACTCCTTAACTATTTTTATGTCTGTTCTGGGTCTTAAGCCTTCTGCTATTTCATTTGTAATTCTGTTAACCTCTTCTTTCAAATAAAAAGGACTAACATTTCTTCCTCTAAAATTAACCAAACCATCTTGTAAAGCCCAGTTAGGATTTTTAGAAACCTCTCTAAAGAAGCCAAGTTTAACTACATCGCTAATAGGATCTTCTATGGCTTTAGCACCCAACAAACCAACATCTTCTATTTCACCAAGAAATTCTCTTGTAGCTGCATCTAGGTCTTTTCGTTTTTTTAAATAACCCATTGAGTTAGATTTTTTATTAAAATATTTTAAAAACAATCTTGGTAAGTAAGTGCCAAAGTTTTCTTGCATTACTTCAGTTGTTAACAAACCATTTTTTTCTAAAACTTCTGAAACTGTATCTATGCCTTTTCTTAATTCTAAAGCTGAATTTTGTAAATTAACTGGAACTTCATCAAGGTTTTTTGTTCCTGTTAAAAAGTCATAGACTGGTTTGTTTTCTTTTGGTGTTAATTTATTAAATGATTGAAAAACATTTCTCGCTAAATCCCTGGTCTGTTCTAACTTACCAGTAGCCATACCCCTTAAACCCAAATATTTTGGCTGTTCTGGCAAACCTTTTAAAGGGCTTATAGGTTGTGAGATTTTTTGTATTTTATTTAGTGCAAGGTTAGCTAGTTTTTTATAAGCAGGCCCAACAAATGGAATTTTTCCTAACACACCAACTTCTGTATCAGGCACAACATTTAAGTTGTTTTTAATTGGACTTGTAATATCTTCTATTTTTGATGAAATATCATCAACTTCCCCTTTTATTGTTGTTTGTGCAAGAGTCTCTGGTTTTGTTTTTGGTATAGCTTCTTTCGGTTTTGGTAAAAGAAATGTTTTTTGAGCAGCTTCCTCTGCCTTTGGAGCTGGCAAAGATAATTGTTTTGGTTTACTAAATCTGTTTACAACCGCACCAGTTGCACCACCAAGAACTCCACCTAATGCAGCACCAATGCCAGCACTTTTACCAACAGAAGCTAAATCAAATTCTTCCTGCCCTTCTGCATTTATTAAAGCACGCTGTCTTAAGGCATCATAACCTGCTGCATAAGGAGCACCTTCTGCCGCAGAAATAGACCCATATCTTGCAACTCTATTTTTAGCCAAAGATTTTAATAGATCGCTTTTAATTTTATCTTTGGCTGCTTGTTTTATTCCTGTTGAAAGAAGTTTACCAGTACCCAAACCAAGATAAGTAGTAGGGCTTTCTAAAGGATTAATTATGTTGCCTAATGCTCTACCAAAACCAGCAAAACTAGGTTCTTTTTTATCATATAAATCTATTAAATTAACAAACGCTTCTTTTTGTTTATCGTTTGCATTGCTTATTGCTCCACCCTCACTAATTAAATCAACATCACTATAAGCAAGACCACCACCATACTTTAAACCCCATTCTGCATAACCAGAATCACTTAGTTTGGGAGTTTCTTTATTAGGGTTTTTTCTGTTCCAATCCCACTCATACAGAGTTTTAGATGAATCTATCCAAGATTTGTTTGTCTTTATATTTTCTTCAGTAAGTTTTTTAGGTTCAGGCAAAACAAATGATGTATTGTTTTTTTTCGGTGGCAAAATAAATTCAGCCATTTTATTTTCCAATAATTTTTCGGTCTAATAAGTTTTGAATTACTTCTTCTCTTGTAAGGTCTTTATTGCGTTCTTGAGATGCTTTTATTATTTCTTCTACACTCATATTATAAGAATTATCAATGATTTTATATTGAACAGTTTTGGATTCAGATGTAGCTTCTCCTGAAATAAGATTCCAAAGTTCTTTTGCTGTTTCATTGGCTCCAGATGTTGTAAACCTAGGATCTCCAAAATTATCAGTTTGTTTTAATAAACCAGCAGCTAAATTTCCAATAAATTTTTGTTTATCTAATCCAGTAACACCGCCTAGGGCTGCTAGTTGTGAATTAAACTGTTCAGGTGACATTGAGTCTTTATTTAAGTACAAATTTGCTATTGCTAAAGAATTTTGTTGTGCGACTGGAATGTTAGTTTTGGTAGAAACCAAACCCTTTGGAATTGAAATACCTGGACTCTCGCCACTAAAATCAAAACCTGCTGTTTCTCCAGGAGCTATAATTTTATCCATAAATACAATATCTTCATCAGTGTCATTTCTAAAAAATTGATCTGGTTCAAATGTTTTAGGTTCAGCATTTAATTCTTTAATGGTTTGATCACCATATACTCTTCTTGTAGCATCAACACCTATAGCAGGAACTAGAGTTGCATACGGTGTGCCTTCAATAAGTTTTAGAAAATTAGCGTTTTCTTCTTGAGCTTTTCTTTCATCTTCTTGCTGTTGAAATATTTCTTGTCTTTGTAAAACACCTTGAGCTGGATTAACACCTCTTAAAGTGTCGCTTAAAGCCAAAAGAAAATTACCAAGTTGTTGGTTTTTAAGTTTTTGGTCATTTAGTTTTGGTTGTGGTTTGTTTATTTGTTGTTGATTAATTTGTTGAGAAACATTTGACATATTATTCATTAATTGAGGATTAGGTTGTAGGCTTTTTAATAAACCATTTAATCTAGCATTTTCAAATTCATCAAAAGAAACACCACGATTAAGTGGTAAGTTTCCTATTTTTGCTTGTAGAAATTGTTCGTATGGATTGCTCATTTTTAACTAAACCTATTTGTAAAGAAACCGCCTTCACCGAAACCACCGCCCATAGCCATACTTCCTAACAATCCAGCAGCACCACCTAAGAAGTCACCAAAACCAGGTCTGTAACTTTGTGTCTGTTGAGATTGTGTAGGCAACGCACTAACACCTTGAGCAAGTAAACCAAGTTGTTCTTTAGGATAATTAATACTTCTCAAGAACTCGTCATAACCTGCATCCATAGCTCCTTGTTGTAAGCCTTGTTGTTGTGCACCAATACCAGATAGTAAACCTAAGTTTCTATATTGGTCACTGAGTAAACCTTGGTTAATGCCAGAACGGAAGTTTCTGTCTTGCATAGCATTAGCAACAGAACTATCAAAACCTTGCTGTCTTAAATTAGCTGCAAGATTACCTGCTCTGTCTGCAAAGTTTCTATTTGTTTCTGCTTCTAAGACTGCTGAACGAGATCCACCAAAAGCACCTCTGCCGATAGCTGCATCTTGGTCTGATTGTATTTGTAATTGTCTCCCTCTGTTTAAGTCAGACATAGCATTATCTATAACTTGTTCTTGATATGGGTTTTGAAATGAATTTATATCTAATGGTGCTTGACCCATACCAGCTAATTGACCTCTAGGATCATTAGCCATTGATTGACCAAACATATTTCTTGCTGCATCAAAACCTGTTAGTTGATCTGGATTAAATCCTGCAACCCTTGGTCCTGAATAGGGTGTAAAAGGTAAAGCAGCAATTCCTTTAGACCTATTATATAGATCTTCATAAATTGCCATTTGTGTAGGATCAGTGGTTGTTGTTGTTGTTGATTTTCCTTTGCTCATAATTCTTTACTTATTAAATTTTCGCTTATCCAGCCTTTGCCTTTTAGCTTTCTAAGCCATCCTTTTCTGCCCCCACCATAGAGACGTTTAATTCCTAATTGTTTGGCAAACTGTTCAATAGAAGTGTCAACTATTGATTGTAGTTCTGAATAATCTCCCCCGCAGAACAGTATGTTAAGTGTCTTAATCTGGGGAAAGACAACTATCTCCGTTATTATAGCACTATTTTTGCCAGGCCATAAAGCAAAAATGCCCTTACGGATTTGTTCTTCTACATCATCAATACTATACATATCTTGATGTTTGACCGCTTTTTCTATCCAAGGTTTACACCTTTGCCACTCTATCTCCCACGGCTCTAGTATTTTAGACTGTTGCTGTGGCTGAGAGAGTTCCGTCATTGGCGACACTAACTTTATATTTTGTTCCATTTGGGCTTACTAATACTAATTCTGTTTGATCTCCCCCACCTACTTCTATTCGCTCACCTTTCTTA